GACATAGAAATAGAAGCCGGCAATGTTTATAAAGCATACGAAGAGGCTTGTCTAGAATATTCTTATCTTCTTAATACCCATCAGGCAAAAAATGTTCTTTCTGATATGCTCGGTGGTGCTACTGGATCATTTGACCAAGATGGTGAGTTTTCCGCTTATCGCAGTGACACCACAATTAAGCCGAACTTAAAGTTTCCACGATTTACTTTGGCGTATTCTGCTCACGTTGCAACTTCTGTTTCTGCCCAAGCTAAAATGGGCGGACATGAAAGAGTCTATTCCGCGTCGTTTGATGTGACTGCCGATACCCAAGACTACGACCTTCAGGCAATCATTGCCGCTAAGACAACTCCTATTGATTTTTCTTCACTTGTTGATAATAATAAAGTCCTCATTGAAAAAGTTTACTATAAGACGAACTACGCCGCTTGGCGTTTTTTTGGAGGCACGGCTTCCTCGTCTAATAGAGCGCGACACAATACCTGGGGACAACACGGCATGGACAGCACTTTTGAGTTGACTCCGATTTGGCAACAAGAACTGTATGCGTCGGCTTATGAAAATGCTCTAAAGCTGCGGGCTTCTCATTTTTCTTATGAACTGAAGAACAATAGGCTCCGTTTGTTCCCCACACCAAATTCTTCGTCGCCTGAGAAGATGTGGGTAAATTTCCGCCTTGCCAACCAGTCTTACGAAGAGGAGTCCGACCGTAGGTATGGTGCCGACGGCATCAATAACATAAACGCTCTCCCCTTTCCAAATGTCCCGTATGAAAATATTAATTCCATAGGCAAACATTGGATCAGAAGATTTTGCTTGGCCTTGTGCAAGGAAACTCTTGGGCAGGTTCGATCAAAGCTCGGTTCGGTTCCAATCCCAGGCAATGAGGTAACTTTAAACGGGACTGCGTTGATCAGCGAGGGGCAGGCAGAACAAGATAAACTTAGAGAAGAGTTAAAAACCGTATTTGATGAACTTACTTACGGCAAGTTGGCGGAAGGCGATCAGCAGATGCAAGATTCTACTGAGAACGTTCTTAAGCGAGTTCCTCACGGCATTTACACAGGGTAATATAGATGGCTAGCGACAACAAATGGTCACAGCCAGCTTCTCCCCCTCCTCCACTTTTTGTGGGGGAAAAAGAGCGAGATTTCGTCAAGCAAGTAAATGATGAAATAATCGAGAAGATAGTTGGACAACAAATACTTTATTTCCCTATCGATGTGGAGCGAACGAATTTTCACCCGCTTTATGGTGAGGCTATAGAGAAAACTTTCCTACCTCCGATTCGGGTGTATGCCCTAATCGAATGGGGAGGGTCAGATCAGACCAGCGATAAATACGGAATTGATAGGGTCGCCAATATAACTGTGCATTTTCACAAACGTAGACTAACCGAAGATCAAGATTTATATGCTCGTATCGGGGACTTTCTTCAATATGAAAAACAATATTTTGAAATTGTTAAATTGTCTCAACCTAAAAAGCTTTTTGGACAAGACAACAAAGAGGTTGAAATCGTAGCAACCTGTAGAAAGGCTAGGGAGGGTTTATTCGATGCCTCGTAGAACAAAAACAGACGAAATTACTAAAACTTCAATCCCAATTAACCCTTCTACCCTAGAAACGATTGATTATGCGGTTTTTAATCACATAAATGACACCATGAACGTTCATTGCGACACCAACAAGGGCTTTAAGAAGGTTCCCGTGCTCTTTTCGACCCAAGAGCGAGCGCATATGATAAAAAACAATGTAAATTTGCGAGATAAGAAGACAACTTTGATTTATCCGATGATTTCTGTTGAAAGAAGCTCCGTTTCCAAAGATCCAGGCACAAGGGGCATCTTTGCAGCGTCAATTATGGGAGTTAATGATGAAAAGGGCGGATCTATTCAAATTGCACGTCGCGTTCAGCAAGAAAAGACCAGAGACAGGGCAAACGCCACCTCTATCAGTAAATCAGCCACAAAGACGGATACGGGGCGTCAGACTTTCCCTCTTGAGAACGATAAAATAGTTTACGAGACGATTTCCATTCCTCAGCCCATTTATGTTGATATGAGTTATACTATTACGATCACGACCGAATATGTTCAGCAGATGAACGAAATTATTTCTCCTTTTATCGCACGAACCGGAGCGCACAATTCTTTTAGAGCAGAGCACGAAGGAAACAAGTATGAAGCCTTCATTCAGCCAGATTTTTCACAAGAGAATAATGCAGCATCCCTCGGGGAAGACGAAAGAAAATTTGCAACATCCTTAACAATAAAGGTTTTAGGGTATATCATAGGACAGGACAAGAATCAAGAACAACCCTTTGTCGTGGTGCGTGAAGGCGCAGCCGAAGTTAAATTTCAGAGAGAAAGAGTAATGACTCAGGATGAGCTAGATTTCCATATGAAGAAACAAACAGGTGCCGACCCAAATGTTTTCCAAGTTGTCGATAAGAAGAATAAGCTCGTTCCGTAAAACCAATGGCGTTTGCTTCTAAGACATACTATTTACTAAGAATAAACTCACATGAGAGTTCAAAGAGCCACAGGCTTTTCAAAAAGGAGAAACCCATAAATGTCTGACAAGAAGTTTAAGTTTATATCCCCAGGCGTTTTCGTAGATGAAATCGACAATTCTCAGTTGCCCGCTGAGGCAGCCCCAATAGGACCCCTGTTGATTGGCCGCACAAGAAAAGGGCCGGGAATGAAGCCAGTTACAGTCAGTTCCTTTTCTGAATTCGTATCAGTGTTTGGTGAACCTATCGCCGGTGGACAAGGTGAGGATGTTTGGAGAGACGGAAATCTAACCGCTCCAACTTATGCAGCTTATGCCGCCCAGGCTTGGCTGAAGAATAACCCAACTATTACTATGGTTCGCCTCTTGGGCGAGCAACACCCAGATGTAGCAGACGGTGCTGCTGGTGCGGCAGGATACAAGATTGGTGCTATTTCCAATAACGCTGAGGGTGCCGGCAAAGGCGGCGCTTTCGGGCTGTATGTTTTCCCGTCTGGAACTTGGGGCGATGGTGCATCCCTGCACCTTTCCGGCACTTTGGCTGCTGTTTTCTATGTTTCGAGCGGTTCTTTGAATCTTTCCGGATCTCATGTCGGAGACGCTAACACATTAACGCCAATGGGTTGCCGCCTGATGTCATCGCAGACTGACGGTGATTTTGTTATGACATTTGGCAACACCACCACCAACCCCGCCACTGCGACCACTAACGAAAAGTTCAGATTCAATTTCGACAGAACAAGTGATCGCTTTATTCGTAAAGTTTTCAACACAAACCCAACTTTATTGAACGGTGATATTACTGCCACCTCGGCACAGAAAAACTTTTTCTTGGGAGAAAGCTTCGAACACAACCTCCCCGGAGGTTCAGATAACTTCTTGCATACCGCAGCGGGCAGCCCCTACGTTGGCGCTCCTAAGTTTGGTGTATTGTTGCCGATGCAAAACAATGCAGGCGTAGACACAGAACACAATGACAGGCTTTATGCTACAAAGAAGGCAACGACTGGCTGGTTCATTGGGCAAGACTTGACCAATACTAATACTCTATACAAGCCAGAATCTCAACAAAAATTGTTTAGATTTGAGGCTCGCGATGCTGGGGAGCAATTGCAGAAGGAAGTTAAGATTTCCATTACTGATATTAAAGCTCCAAGTAATGATTTTGAGCAATATGGATCATTCACCGTGTTAGTGAGAAAAATCAACGACACCGACGCAACTCCGGTTGTGTTGGAGAGATACAGCAATTGCAACCTTAACCCAGCCTCTCCAAATTACATCGCAAGACAAATAGGAGACAAATACAGCACATACGACAGTACAGAAAAAAGACTTCGCTATTACGGTAACTACCTTAACAAGTCCGATATGCTTCGGGTTGTTGTGAACGAGGATGTTGATCGCGGTGCTGTTGACCCTCTTTACTTGCCCTTCGGATTCTTCGGGCACACAAAATATAGAGACGTTGCCATCGCCGCCGGCGAGGACGCGCTTAATGTCTTTGGTGATGTTACTTCAACTCCCAACGACGGTGCCGGCGCTTGGTCGATGGTTGATGGTGGTGGTGCCACAGCTTTCCATTCATATGTTGGGCACAATGGTCTCGATACTAGAATAGTCGAACCAGCCGGGCACCATCACTTAAACATTCGCTTTCCAGAAATTCCTCTGGTTGTGTCTTCTTCGCAAGGCTCTGGGCTCGCTCCCAAGAAGGCATACTTCGGTATGTATACCGGAAAGACAACCTCAGATCCTAAGTTTAATACAGCGGTTATGGACTGTCTTCGTTCTCTTGGACGAGGGTCAGAGTCGAACCCCGCACCAGAGGGGACAGTAGACGTAACACAAGCCTTGGCTGCCTTTGGTGGAACGGCTGGGAACACCGACTGGGCACAGGAGGGTTCGAAACTTTATGTTGTTCCTTACGTTTTCTCGCTAGATGACGTATCACCGGTTGATCTAATGCCGAAGGAGGCAAAGTATGCTCGTGGTGAGCGTGCGGGTGGCACCAGCTTCTCTGCCGGAAGGTCAGCCCCGGCAACTACGGCTGATAATGTGGCCGCGGCCGATGAAGCCAACGCTACTTGGCAAAATGTTCTTGACGCTGGGTTCAACAAGTTCACGACTTGCTTCCACGGTGGCTTTGACGGACTGGATATTAGAGAGCGTGAGCCTTTCCGGAACTCCGGACTTGGAGCTTCTGAGACTGCCGACTACGCTCTCCATTCTCTCGTCCGAGCAATAGACATTGTTCGTGACCCAGAGGTGGTTGAGTATAACTTGATCGCAGCACCGGGCATCACAAAAACAACGGTAACTCAAAAGTTGTTGGATGTTTGTGAAGACCGGGGTGATGCCATGGCAGTCATAGATCTTGAAAATGTATTTACGGCTTCTACCGAGAATTCAGCCTCTCTCCAGACTCGAAGTGCCGCTACTCTTGATAGCTGCGTAAACAGCCTGAAGGACAGGGGGATTAACAGTAGCTACGGAGCTTGTTATTATCCTTGGGTTCGTATTTCTGATACGATTACCAACCAAAGTCTGTGGGCACCACCTAGTGTTGCTGCTCTCGGGGCGTATTCTTTCACTGATCGGACCAAGGCACCCTGGTTTGCTCCTGCTGGATTTCACCGAGGTGGACTTACCGAAGGCGCAGGCGGAGTACCCGTACTGGATGTTTCACGCCGCCTAAGTTCTGAGGAGCGGGATCAGCTTTACGAAGCAAATATTAATCCCATCGCACAGTTCCCCGCCGAGGGCATTGTGATCTTTGGACAGAAGACATTGCAAGTTACTAGGTCTGCTCTTGATCGGGTTAATGTTCGCCGGCTAATGATTTTCTTGAAGAAGGAGATTAGCTTTATTGCGAGTCGCATGCTCTTTGACCAAAATACTCAGTCTACTTGGAATCGCTTCATCGGGCAAGCGGAACCAATTCTTAGGAGTGTAAAATCACGCTTTGGTTTGGAGGAGTTCCGTCTTATCTTGGACGAGTCCACAACTACTCCTGATTTGATTGATCGGAATATCATGTACGCTAAGATTTTACTGAAGCCAACCCGCTCTGTAGAGTTCTTCGCTATTGACTTCGTAATCACGAATACTGGTGCGTCTTTTGACGACTAAAGTTTCTAAGAAGCACTACTTATAACAGGAGAAAATAAAAAAGATGGCAAATCAAGGTGAAGGCATTTTCTGGGGGGACGCAGCCTCCGATCCAAAAAGAGGGTATAGGTTCTTCCTTTATGTCGGTGGCATCCCGGTTTGGGTAGTTAAAACTGTCACTAAACCAAGTATGGAAATCGCTGAGATTACACACACTTACCTCAATCATATATTTAGGTATCCGGGGAGAGTGACTTGGAATGGTGAGATTACAGCCACGTTGGCTGATCCTTTGGCTCCTGATTTAGCGAAAACTTTACTGAATACTGTAATGGCATCAGGGTATGCGTACCCCGATCAGCCAAACTCCTTTGTTACGACTAGCAAAGCAAAAGCCCTAGCGGCTCTTGGTGGAGCGGTAACTATCGCTCAAATCGATGCAGATGGTAAGCCGGTCGAAGAGTGGTCGCTAAAGAATGCTTGGATCGCTAGCGTTAGCTTCGGTGACACGCTTGACTATAGTTCCGACGACGCTACAGAGATTTCAATAACCATTAGGTTTGATTGGGCCGAGATGACAGTACACGGAGAGCCAGTCGCCGGAATGGGCGGAAGCTAAAAAAAAAGCTTTACAAAGCTAAAAATATAGGCTATAGTTGT